GGATACTATTAAGGTTGCGTCTACTAAGGATGAGCATGGTGAGTGGTTTGCAACTCATGCATTTCCTAGGGGATGTGTTAAAAAAATACGCCCCCTTTCGGGGGCGCTAATTGAATTACCCAAAAAACAAGTACACAATAATACCACTAACCAGAATGTAACAAAGATACCAGGATAGTAGTTCTATTATGGTTCTAAACATCTATCATTCCATCTTTCTACTGCTTTCTTTTTCTCTCCTTTATGATCTGGATTAAAGAAGAAGCTTACCTTGCATGGTAAACACCCCACTAAGAATGTTCCTATCTGACTTAACCCACCACAGAAAGGACACTTCTTTAATTTACTCATTAATATTTCCTCGTTAGTTTGCGTTGAGTGATTGAGTGAATCTCGTCATAGTAACCTTCTCCATCCAATCCTTTTAGTGAAACCACTCCTCTCCACCAGTTATACTCTGTGTCTCTGCACCAGCTTTCAGAGTAGTGTGGATGTGAGTAGCACCCTGCAGATAGTCCGAAGATTTTTTGTCCATCTGGTCTAGTTTGTTCTGCATGATTATACAAGTGTGAATGTCCTTGCACCGCTGAGCAGTGCAGTTTAGATACTAAATGAAACCCTACATGAGTTGAGCTTATAGGCCTACCAGCTATACCAGATGTAAAGTAATGAGAGAACATAATATTCTCTATTGAAAGACAACTCTTAAATGGTGTTACCTTCCATCCATACTTTTCATATTGTAAGTCACTTAATCCTATTGCTCCTTCCAATTCTGGTGCTGAGTTAACAGCTCTCTCTATCCTGTCTTCATGATTGCCAAGACACATGTGTAGCTTGGGCTTGTATTGCTTCTCCTTCCTTTTTCTTTTTGATTCATTGAATTTTTTTATAGGTGCAAAGAGTTTTTCTTGTGCATCTATAACAGATAGGATGTCTTTCTTATATCGTCTACCTTCAAATCCTTTGGTGCCTTTATCATAAGATGATAAGCTAGGCATATCTCCAAAGTCTCCTAAGCAAACTATTATATCTGGTTGTTGTTCTATTATAAAGTTACCAAGAGCTGAGAATCTTTTGTTGTCATATCCAGGTGCAGCATGACAGTCAGGTATAATCAGTAAGTCTTTTGGTTCCTTATTTTTCATAGTAATGTTTCCATAGCATGTTTAACTATACTGTGTGGGTACTCCTTGCGAATGCCTAAAGTTACAACATTATTATTAAGAGAAACAACGTGGTGGTTGTTGCTCGATCTACGAATAGTTGCACCCTTTTTCTTTAATAACTTTAAGAAGTCTTTACTTTTGATTGGGTGTTTCATATTGCACATATCCCTGTCATGCATTGTTCGTCACTGTTATCCTCATAGATAACACCTCTCTTTGAATGAGCTTCTTCATAATCACAAGCGGTTATTGGTTGTCCACCTCTGCTACCTTCGGGGTATAGAGTTAACCCTCTTAGACCATGTGCATACTTAGCTACTACACTGGAAAACTTTCCTAGTGTATCCTCGTTATTTAATTCGGAGCCATAAGGAGGAAGATTAAGAGTAGAACTAATAGCATGGTCAACATACTTCTGTAATTCATATTGAAACTTTATTCTCCTTTCTGGATCAGCTGCTAAATCTATAGCTGATTCTATCTCATCTTTATTAATGCCTTGATCTATAAGATTCTGAGCAGCACCATCTATTACGAACTGATGCTTCCACTTAGTTCCTTCTTGTAAGTATCTCCTTTTATAAGCCACCGCGTAGATGGGTTCCACTCCCGAGGTGGTGCCAGCTAATATTGAGATTGACCCTGTCGGGGCTATAGCTCTGTATCCTTTAGGCCTGCTCAAGAAGAACCTATCACAGTGTTCATTGGCAGCCTTCTCAGACTCATCTCTATAAATCTTAAGCCACTTCTTTAACTCATCATTCATCTCATATTTATAACCAGACTTAAGTAACCATTCATGCATTCCCATTAAGCCTAGACCTAGTCGTCTATTCTTTTGCCTAACTTCTTCTACCTTTGTATAAGGTAGGTGTGCTCTTATAGTTCCGCATACTAGAAATTTAGAAGCCACGTTAACAACATCCTTAAATTCTTCTAGGTTTTCTATGCGTCCCATGTTGATACTTCCTAAGTTACACACGTCTGAGTCTGTCGAACTTGTTATCTCCGTGCAGGCGTTACGTAAGGTTTCGTTTTGTTTCTCTCCGAAATTAAAACTAAACCCTGGCTCTCCTGTTATCATGGCCTGCTTGCAGTTCTCTATAAAAACATCAGGCATCCTACCTTCTCGTATCTCTTTAAGAAATTCATCGTCATAATTTAAAGAGATGTTCATCATATCAAGTGGTGCGGGATGGTTAAAATCATTACGCTTAACATCTGCTAAGGATAGATCTGTGCCCGGAACCTTAAAGTCGTGCCAGTTTTTAATCCTTAGAAAATCTAATGCGTCTTCATGTTGCCAGTTTAGGGAACCGTACATAGCTGATCGCCTCGACCCCCCTTGCATAACATTGCGACCCACCTCGTTTATGACACTTAGGAGAGGCAGTGGTCCTGAAGCTACGCCACCCGTCCTTCGTAGTGGCCTCCCACTTGGGCGAGCAATACTTACATCTACACCAATACCACCTCCTGTCATCAAGCATGACATGGCTCTTTGTGTTACTCCTGACCATTCTTCTCTTGAATCCTCCATTAATCTTAGTAGATAACAGTTGTTCCAATAGCTGGCATCTCTACCTGCGTAGTAAATATACCTACCTCCTGGTAAAAATTTAAACTCTGTTATAACTTTAATAAGATAATCCCTATCTGACTTAGACATAATAGGCATATCTTTTCCGTTGCGTGTCCCGCATACATCGTTAACAATGGTATGCGCTCTATCTCTCCATGTCTCAAAAGTATTAGAGGCATATTTATTTCTGAATGTGGTTGCTCCTAGTTCAGTGTTGAATTCAGTCATTTATATCTTCCTTGTTAATGCCTGTGCTACCAAATCCTTTCTCTCCTCTTTCATAATGAGAGATTGAGTTGGCGTTTAAAGATGGCGTTTCGTATTTGCTAAATACTAGTTGAGCAATTCTATCTCCTTCTGATATGTCGAATGGTAGATGCCCTAAGTTAGCGAGCAATACTTTAATCTCCCCCCTGTAATCAGGATCTATAGTTCCTGGGGAATTTAAAACAAACACCCCATACTTACCGGCAAGGCCACTCCTTGATCTTATCTGACCTTCCATTCCTTCTGGCATTTTTAACTTTATACCAGTACCAATTAGCTTCCTATCTAATGGACGTATAACTTCATCTTTAGTAGCAAAGAGATCATACCCTACTGCCATTTGGGTAGCCCTTCTAGGCATAGAGTAGTTATCTTTAGTAGGTTCTATTATAACATAGTCTTTAGGTTCATACCTATCATACTTTTCCAACATTTATGTACCTCTCTTTAAGATTGTTATCTTGTGCATATTTTATATACTCATCTATAGTTACACCAGAATGCTCTAGGAATGTTTCCTCCCATGATTGAGTACTTTCTTCCGAGCCTTTCTTTCTACTCTGGTATATTACTCTAGCTAGTTTATAAATAATCTCGTCAAATAGTTCTCCTTTAGAATGGTATGTCATCAGCTGTTACTTGTTCAGCTATGTCAGACACGGCATTCTTGACTTCAGGTGATACCTCTTTCTTATATTCTGGAGGAGTTTCTACTTCTTTGTAAGCGTCAGGACTATTAATCATCTGTAACATAAAACCTTTTATGTCTGTAGTATATTTTTCCACACCATCTTTGCCAGTATATTTTCTATAATCAATTGATCCTTCTACATATAAATTAGTACCTTTAGTTACATAAGAGTCTACTACATCTGCTTGTTTACCATAGAATATTACCTTATGCCAATCAGACTTCTTATACTCTCCGTAACCAGACTCAGTTACCATATCTACTTGTGCAATCTTGTTACCATTCTTGGTTGATCTAATGGTTGGATCTTTCCATACGTAACCAAGTAAGATAGCTTTATTAACTCCCTTCATAATGTTTCTCCGGCCAGTATTGTTTAACGTTCTTCCATAGGGTTAGTGATGAACTAAATATTTCCCAGTACCTTTCAAAGTTTTCTTTATCCCACTCATGGAATACTGTTAGTCCTGGGTCGGTTGCGCTAATAAATATATTAGCCATTCTCCTAACGCTAGCTTCTCCAGTATCGAGGTAGCTTTTTTCTACACCAGTTACAGCATATGCCATAAGCTGGTAAGCCATAGACTCATAAGCTAACTGTTTATGATCAGCTCCAAACTCTTTTGTCTTAAAGTCTATTGCCCATTCATCAGATATTAAATCTACCATACCACCATAGCCAAGCTTTGGTTCAGAGAATGTAACCTCTGATTGCCACTCCTGTTCACCACAGTTTATATCTAACAAGGACTTAACAGAATTAAAGATAGCCTCGTCTTCTCCCCTAGGCTCTTCCTCCTGTTTAAACGATCTCTCTAGCATACCATGAATTCTTGTGCCTCTTTCAGAAGCGTCTTTAGATTCTTTTCTAGAGTCAGCGAGAATTCTTTTTGAGTACTCAGAATCTGTTTCATTTATATATCTTGGTAGATTAATGGCGGCGTTAATAGCCTTATTAATTTTCCATTGATCAAGCCCAGGTTTAGCTAGTATATCTAAGACAGATGTAACTGAAGGCATCCACCCATGTTTTCTAGCATCACGTAGGGTAGACGCCCTAAGCTTACCGTTCTTACTAGGCACATAGTGTTGAGGGTTTCCCTCTCTATCATACCAATGCATTACTTTCTCCTATTTATCTGCTGTATGTAACTTAGTTACTGGTGCTTTCTCTCTTTCCTCAAGCAAAGCATCGTATCCCTCTGGTGTAGCCCATGATGCAGGATTCTTATCCTTATCAAAAGCTTTAGGATGATATAAATATCTCGCTATTCCCCACAAAACTCCGGCCCTTTTTAGTGAGTCACTTATCCCACCTTTTGCCGATTCAATTTTAGTATCATCAGCACCATCAGATTTAGCAATCCAATCATCTCCTATCTTACAAACTAAACTACATATCATTCTGTCTCCTATAAAATCATAGCCAACTTGCCAACCAGCTATACCAAAGACAGCATCTAGTCTATCCATTACATCTCTTGCATCTATATAGGCTAAGTCTTGATTGCCACCACCCTTTCTCCATTTAATTTTAACAACAGGGAAAGGTCTCTTAAGTTGTCGCTCAATTTCCTTTATGGTTTGAGTCATCTTTTTCCTCTCTTTGAAGTTTAGATTTTTTCTCTAGGTTATCCAACCATTCCTCATACTCTTGTTCGTACTGCTCTTGTTCTTCCAGTGTCATCTGCTGTTGCTGTTGATCTTCTGTTGGAACATACTCCATTTTATAATCAGACATGTTGCATCTCCGGTTGGGGGTAGTATATACCCGCACTAACTAAAACTGATTCAACTTGATCCATGTATTCTCCAAACTGTGCTACTGTTAATCCTGAAGTTTGTATTGGTACTGAGTGCGTCTCTCCTTTAAGGCTCGTGACTTCCTGCATACCTAAAACTTCCATAATCATTATGGTATGTAGCTCGTTAACAGTATACCCAGACTCATTGGATGCTTGCCTTATCATGTGCCAGTACCTATTGTTCTGGTCTATTGACCTTTGGTTCTTGTTACTGTATGGTCTAACTATAACCTCTACCTTACCACTTGTCAAGTCTAAAGAATCTATATACCTGGAGCAGTCGTTCTTAGATTCTAAACTATCTATCTTAAACTTTTTATTCTTCACTATAATTCCCATTACCCCTCCTCAAAGGTTAATTACTATTATATCACACTTTATTGCTTTGTCAATAGTCTGTAAGCACCATCTCATTTGCGTCTCCTTATCTATCTCTCCGCTATGGCATTCAGCATGGTGTTCATAGCACACTGGCAATGTAAAGTAGTCAGGTACTTTCTTTCCCATGCCTGATCCAAGCGCTAAAATTCTTAGGTGGTGGGCTTGTGATTCTTTACCACAGTATATACATGGTTGTTCTGCCACCCACTTTAAATATTTTTTATTCTTCATCTCATTTTCCTAAACGCTTTGTGTAATTCCATCTCCCATTCTTGTATACTAGATATAAGAGTATTAAAATAATTATATTTAATATGTCTTAGGTATTTCTTTTGGTATGCATCAGTAATATCTATATCTTTAAATATATATCTTGATCTCGCTCTATCGCTCATTGATCTAGTACCAACACCAAGACATACATCACATTTATATATACTATCATACACTCTTACCTCTTTTCTTCCATTACATTTAGGACATACAGCTGGGCTTAGTGATTCATCTAAAGCTAAGTTAACTATAGTAACTAAATCCTTTCTTGTTATACTCTTATGCCACTTAGTTTTTAGAGCGAGCCCATACAGAATCCTTAAAATCTCATCCCTCCAGTTGTATTCCAAAGCATACTTAAGCCTTGCATATTTGGATGCATCTCTACTTGCTTTAGATAATGCAATGCAAACATCAGTCCAAGGAACTCTGTTGCTAGGCCCCCAGATACTGGGCGACTTAACCGTAAGAGACTTCAGCGATTCTAAACCTGACATCGTTATATATTTCCTTGTATATTTTTGTTGTTGGGTTCATGTCTCCTGTTAATCCTCCTGATTCAGTATAATTTTTAAACATTGCACATGCCACCTTGTTAACAGAACACCTCTTGTACCAACTGCATCCAGCACACGGTGGTTCTTCGCTCTTGATGGCCCTAAGTATATTAAATGTTGATCTATTCATTCATTTTATCCTCCTTTTTGGCCAGATTTTGTGGCTATTGTTAAAGGCCTGACCTTATGGAGGGGGCAATGGGTAAGTTCACATTCTTCCACCTGTTTGCGCCAAGTTCCCTTGACATAAGAGTCATATATACAATCTTTACACATAGCATTGATAGCTTTTCTAAGACTCATCGTCTTTTTCCTGTAATTTATTCATAAAATCCTTTGCTCTAAATATTATTAAGGTATCTTCAAATGAAGAACCTTTCTCTTTCAAGAATACTACGGGGGTCTTGCCTTCTCTTGATGAGGCAATTGCCTGAGCCATAGCATCCTTAATCCATAGTGGTATTTGCTTTCTATATTTACATTCAATAGAAAGATAATCACTTGTTACATCTGGTGAATCTCCTCTTGTCCTCCCTGTTACTGGAACTCTAAGCGCCTGGTCTCCCAGCTCACTTAAAAAAGAACCGACCCACCTCTCAAATTTTTTCCATGTTTTATCCATTGTAAAATTGTGGAGGTATCTCCTCTGCTGCCCTTAGTGGCAAATGGTAGGTTCCCATTCTCCAGTTATAGGTAAGCTCTCCAGTCCCACGCTTACCATCTTGCCTAAACCTAATCTTCTCAACGATTACTTCAATGGAACACCCTTCCTCCTTAAGAAGATCTCGCCATATTATTATACCGTTGTCAGACTTATCCCTCCATCTTGCCGACCCACTAATATCATACAAGGTAGGAACAGGATACTTTCCATTCTTGTCTCTATATAACTTAGCAGGGTGAGCAACAACCCATATATGTATACCATATCTCCTGCCAAACTGCCTTATTCTCTTTAATGCTATAGAAATATACTCTGTTTCTGTTTGGTTACCTGATCTTGTATGTTCAAGTTCATTCCAGGGATCAATGACTAATCCTCGTATCCCTTTTGTTAAGACCAGCCTCTTCGCGGCTCCTAAAATAACATCAAGCGACCACTCCTTGTCATCGCTAGGAAGTATCCAAGTGAAATGTTTAGTAAGCCATTTCTTTCCTTGATCTAATTCTTCCCTGCTCATTCTTGGTGTTGGCCCATCACTGAATGGTTGGCCTATATATTTTTCTAATACCCTAGCCATATGATCTTCCAATGGTTGGTTCTCTGGTGAGAAAATAGCAAAGTTCCAGCCATGCTTTTTAGCTATGTTCACCATTACAGCATCCATCCAATTTGATTTCCCACTACTAGGAATCCCAGTAACAACTGTGAATGCTCCTGGTCTTACCAAATAATAAGGGTCTATAGTACTCCATCCAGTGCTTACTCCTTTTTCTACACCTCCATCATATAATCTATCTATTGA